GATGACTCTGGATAATGTTACGCTGGAGCTTATTGATGAGCTTAGGACGGTGACTACCCCTATATCGGTTCACATTGAAATGGTGCTTGCTTCAGACCCTGATGCGGTGCAGATCGATGTTGGAGATCTTAAACTAAGAAACATTACATACAATAGGCAAACTATTTTAGGAAACTTATATCTTGACGACTTTCTAAGTACGGAGATGGCGAGTGAAAAGTACACCCCAACAACGTTTCCAGGAATATTCTAGAAATAGAATAGGTATTCCATATGAAGATATGGATTGCTGGAATGTTGTGAAGTCATTTTATGAAGAGGTTATGCTTTGCCCGCTTTCGATAGTTGGCCCAGACAAGCCGCTTGGACCAGATATGGCAGGACCAATGATCCAATCGCTAAAGGGCTCCTTTAGAGAAATTAGCGTGTCCGAGCTCCAGTTTGGAGACATATTAGTTCTTAGATTGTTTGGCATACCGGTGCATCTTGCAATATACTTGAGCTGTACACAAATACTACACACACAAAAGCGCGTAGGTTGTATTATTGATCGCTTCTCTAGGTGGGGTAAAATGATAGAAGGGTGCTACAGATATGAAGGCTAAGGTTAGGCTAAATGCAATGACTTCTGCTGAGCAAGAGATCAGCTGGAGCGAGGGTGAAACCTTTTCAGACATACATTCAAGCGTATGTCACGAGTTCAGCGTTCCAGAAGAGATCGCTGAACATCTTTATTTAGTGTGTAATGGCACGCTAGTAGATCCATCTGAAATGTCAAAAACTCCAGACTCTAAAGACAACATTATGGTCGCAGTTGTTCCTGCTGGCGGTAGCGGGCGTGGAATATTCAAGCAAGTAGTTGTCCTGGCCGCAGTTGCTGCCGGTAGTGCTTTTGGTGGACCGTGGGGCGGAGCCGCAGCAGGATTGGCCGCTGGCCTTCTGATGAACTTCTTGATGCCAGAGCCTATTCCCGGCAAGCCATCTCTCGGCGGAGCCGATGATGCTGCTGGAGTTGAAAGCTCGCAGATGTACTCTGTTACCGCTCAGTCAAATCAAACAAAAAAATATCAAGGCGTTCCAAAAGTTTTTGGTACATTCAGAATGTACCCTTTTGTGGCTGCAAACGCATATACTGTTCTAGATGTTGACCAGTCAACTGGAGAACTTGTTCAATACATGTATGCAATCTACGACTTTGGATTTGGTCCGATGGTGGTAGACGATATAAAGATTGGCGAGACGCTAATCACTGACTATGCAGATGTTGACTACAGACTAGTTGATCCTAATATGCCATCTTACGCCGAGGGCGACGTTAAGCCTGAGTGGGACGCAAATTTATTCTCTACGTTCCAAAACTACAAGGGAGACGGAGAAGCTCTCCCTCTCTCAATATCGATCACTAAAAATAAAGAAGAGGTCGGAGTTGCGGAAGAAGACTATTCTGCTGTTCGAGCTGCTCTTGGCCAAAACAGTGGGGATGATCAGGAGATAACTGTTCAGCTCGTTTGCCCAAGAGGCCTTGATACAATTGGATCTGACGGGAAGCACTACACTAGAAACGTTGAGCTAACTGTTGATTATGCAGAGGTCGGTACTGAAAACTGGATAAGCTATTCCGATATAGTGAATACTGCTGGCTCGCCAAGAGTGGTTGGCGGCCAAGATAGTACTAGGTCTGCGGTGGTTGGATACTATCCTCCAGAGCTTGTGTATCCTCAGTTTGGCTCAACGAAGGCTTATTATAGGAATATAACTACAACTACAACTGACACTACATACAGAAGAGATAAGGTAAGGCATATTAGACAAAGCGATCACGCTTTTAGAGATATTCTAGTTGACTCATATGAGTACAGGGTGTCTGGATTTATCGAAGAGGGCACATCTGAAGTAATTGCAAAATCTGGAATACCGAACCTTTCGCTGCTTAAAATAAATGGAAAGGATATTGGGGCCATAGTTTCTGAAGTGAGTATTGGTGGAGGCTACTCTACTTACGTCTTAGAAAACCCTACACCTTATAGAATTGACTTATATTTTGCAACAATGCTTAGGCAGATCTCCGACCCAACAATCCCATTATTTACTGAAGATACTGGATGGGTGCCAAAAGACAACACTACATCAGCTGCTTCGGTTGAGTATGTGTACCAGAGTGGAAGCTTGGTTACATTGTCTGGCAGCACAAGCGATCCTCTGTATTGCTCAATTAGCTTTAGGCCGCTAAATATTGCTAACTACAAGGTGAGAGTGGTCAGAAATAGATCTTACGGTGGGCAGACATATATCATCCAAGATGATTTGGTATGGGCGTCTCTCGAGGCTAGATTTGACAGATCTCCGATAGCAACTGAAAAAAGACACACTTTCCTTGAGCTAAAAATTCGCGCAACAAATCAGCTGTCTGGGAGCATATCAAAGTTATCTGGAGTCATTACAAGCGTTCTTGACATATACGACGACAATACTGGCGAGTGGTCCCTAGGAAAGACCTCTAACCCAGCATGGATATATGCAGACCTGCTGACTGGGCAGATGAACAAAAGGGCAATAGATAAATCTCGGCTTGACGTTAATTCAATAGTTGAGTGGTCCGAATATTGCGATGAGACCCCTCCTCCAAATCCAGAATTCCCAGACGAGATACCAGGGCAAAGGTTCAAAACAAATTTTGTTCTAGACTACGTGTCAACTCTTCAAGAGGTTATTAATCAGGTTTCTCATTCTTGCCAGGCATCAATGAGCTTGATCGACGGTAAGTACGGAGTACTAATTGACCGCAGTAGAACTATTCCAGTCCAGCTGTTTACCGAAAGGAACTCTTGGAACTTTAGCTCTGTAAGGCAGTATGCTGATAAAATACACGGATACAAGGTAAAGTACAGTGACCCGCAGACTTGGCAGGTAAGCGAGGTCATAGTTTATTCCGACGGGTACGACGAGACAAATGCTGAGAAGCTAGAAGAAATAAATACGTTTGGATGCACCGACCCAACTCAAGCATGGAGATATGGTCGATTCATGCTTGCTCAGAGTGAGCTCAGAAGAGAAGTCATAACAATCGATGTGGACTTTGAGTACCTCGTATGTACGAGAGGAGACTTTGTTCAGCTGACAAGCTCTGTAATGAAAGTTGGCGGTATGTCGTCTAGAGTTATATGGGCCGATGGAAATCAGATTAGAATTGACGCAAAGTTTTCACCAGAAATGGGGAAAGATTATGGTTACACATACCGTCCAGTTGATGGAGATATTACAACGTCAACGCTAACAATAACCTCTCCAGATACTGCTACTGTCGACGGGCCTATTCCAGAAGTAGGGCATCTTATCGTTTGGGGAGAAGTAGGAAAAACTACTTTCGATTGCCTTGTTAGAGACATCACTCCAACGTCAGGCCTTGGCGCTACGCTAACGCTTATTGAGAGAGCTGATGCTGTATACGATGCTGAGTCTACAGGAGAGATACCAGCGTATGACCCTCAGTTGAGCCAGACGACAACCGAAGATCAGGCCCCAAATAAGGTAAATGATCTCCAGGTTACTGACAACTCATTTGTATGTACCGGATACAACTACGAGTATTTCATTGATCTATTCTGGCTGGTTCCGCAGGGCAGCGTTTACGAGTCTTTTGAAGTCTATGTAGACTATGGTGGCGGATTTACTCTGGTTGAGCCAATAACTTCCGTAGGGTACAGATATCAAGCGCTTCCGTTGAATGTAAATGTTGAGCATAAGTTTAAGGTAATAGCAGTTTCATCATCAGGGGCTAAGCTTGGCCTTACTGATGTAGACACTGTTTCAGCAACACCTCTCACAAAGACAGCAAATCCAAGCGATGTACTCGAGCTTAACTTAAATGTTACTGGTGAGCTTGTACAAATCGAATGGCCAGCAGTTACCGATTGCGACATACTCGAGTATTTAATTAGATTTTCCCCAGTTGATACTGGGTCTTGGGAGGAGTCAATTCCTCTTCAAAGAGCAGATAAAAGAACAACCTCAGTATCTGTCCAGGCCAGGACTGGATCATACTTTATTAAGGCCATCGACTTCAATGGCAATGAGTCGACTGCTGCAGCCAAAGCGATTACGTCTATACCTGGACTTACTAACCTAAATATTATCGACGAGACAAATGACTTCCCTGCTCTTCTTGGGGAAAAGGATCGCGTAGAAAAGGTTGGCGATACAATTATGCTTCAAGAGGTTGCGGCAGATGAGTAGATCGGAAGAGCACACGTCTGAACTCCAGTCACCGATGTA